GTGGTTGATAACCCAGGCGGAACTCCGGTTAATAAAAAAATGAGTTTGGCAAGAATGTTTAACAATCTTCCAACTTACATTGCATTTGATGATGTTGAAGCATTAACAGATGCAGGTGCAATCAGTAATACTAAAGCAGTGACAACACTAGACATGACCAGCGAAGGCGGTGATGTTCAGTTTTCACTTGCTAGAGGTGTTTCAGTTGGACAAATCAAAATCATCGTAAGAAATGATGATGGTGTTTCATATAATGCAGATATTACCGTTGAAGGTTGGAAAGATACATCAGGCACTCCTCAGATTCTTTTAGAGACTGGTGGTGCAGTGATTTGTATCGCATTGGGTTCAGAGGGGTCATTAGTTTGGCATCCACTCTCAATCGTTGGAACAAATTCAACAGTAGCTGGTATATAATACCAAATAGGATTCATAAATGGCACATGAAAAACACATTGTAGATAGATTATCTACTCGACTACCAAGTCTTCTTCCTGAGTATATCAGAGATGAGGCACCAGTATTTGAGTTGTTTCTACAATCATATTTTGAGTACCTAGAATCCGAAATCATAGTCCTGACATCGAAAGGTGAATTAACAGGAATACGATACGAGGACGGTACCTCTGAGACAGCCTCTTCAGTGCTGATTGAAGAAGGTACCGAAACCTCTGCTCCTGATATATTAACATCTAAGTTAATACAAGAGGGAGAAATAGAAACATTCTCAGTGGGTGAATACATCTACGGAAACAAAAGTGGTTCAGTTGCAAAGATTAAAGTTATTAATGGTCTAACATTAATAGTAGACACTATATCAGGTACAGGTTTCTCAGAGACAGAAACAATCACAGGAAGAGATGGTAATCAGACTGGTGTAGTTAAGACATATAAAGAAAACCAAGTAGTCGCAAACAACAGACTATTAGATTATTCAGATATAGACAAAACATTGGAAACATTTTTACAGTATTTCCAAAAAGATTTCGTACCATCTCTAGATTTAAAAGAGACACAAAACGCAAGATTAACTATTAAGAATATCGGAACACTGTACAAACAAAAGGGTACTGCTGATTCTGTTAAGTTCTTGATGAGATTATTATATGGTGAAGATGCCGAGATATCTTACCCCATAGACGAAACTGTATTCGCATCCGAATCAGGATATGGTGAAGATAGAAGACTTGCAATTTCAATGAATCTATCACAAGCTGTACCGTCAGCAACTGATAGAATAAGACAATATGACATTAACGATGCTAGTATTGTGACAGCAGAGGCAGTCGTAGAACAAGTATCACCAATAGATTTAGCAAACAATGAGTATTCACTCTCTATATCGAAAGACCACAGAGGAACATTTGAGTTCAACAAAGAGGCAAAAGTATTAGATAGAGATGGTGTCACCGAGTATATCGGAACAGTTAAGGGTATTGTATCTACAGTAGACCCAACAAACGGTTCAATCTATTTCTCATTAGAAGACTCAACTGGTTCTATATTAGACGAAGATGGAAATGGATTACTACATGAAGAAACTTCAATTGGTTCTATGTATAGTCCTCAAGACTTCATCAACTTCACTGGTTCAAAAACAGATACAGATGCAAATAGGGCATTAGGTAATGTGACAGGACTAACTAGAGGTCCTGTAGAAAAGATTTATATAGAAACTACTGGTCAAACTTACAGTGGTGGAGATATTGTAGTATTCGATGACGAAGGTACAGGCGGAGGTGGTGCAGAGGGTATCATTGGTGCAGTCGGTGATGAGATAATCTTAGAAGATGCTCATGCAGATGAACAGTATGAAATAACCGCAGTTGCAAACCAAACTGTATTTGGTGGTGTAATACAAAATGGAAATAGATTCGATAATGTATTAGATGACCATGGCAAACCAATTTCAATTAACAAATTTCACGGTGCATTAGAAGTTCACATCGATGGCATAGTTCAATCACAATCAACATATAGTATAGAACCACAAAAGATAACATTCACAACAAATCCAAATTTAAGTGGCGGAGAAAGAGTAGAGATATTTACCGATAAGAGTAGATTACTGTACGAAGATGGTACAGAGATGTTAATCAATGCATATCAAAATACTGATGGTGGTTCAATTGTATCAACAGACCAAAGAGTAAGACGAGTCGAAATAACAAGTGGTGGTGCAGGATATGAAACACTGCCTCAAGCATTCCCAGGTGGTTATCTATACTTTAAAGATACGACAGGATTCCAAAAGGGTGAAACTATTACAGGTTCTACTTCAAACGCTACAGGTACAATTTTAAGACTAGAACCGAAAAAGAACAGAATCGTAATTAAAAGATTCAGTACTGATACTGGTGTTTTCCAAGATGGCGAAAACATAGTAGGGGGAAATTCTTCTACAACTAAAGTTTGTAGTAGTGCCAAGGTATCAGATGGTACAGGTGCTAAGTTCTTCGCATGGTCATCTAGGATTGGTGGTATTGAGAAGGTAACTTTACTAGACCAAGGTAGTAAGTTTGATTCAGATGCAGTATTAGACGAAGCAACATCTTTCCATAATATGTTGATAACTACACCATCAGGTAATCTAAACAAAGGCATAACAATTACTGGTGTAATTTCTGGTGCTACTGCAACAGTTCAAAATTACGATACAATCAGACAAATACTCAAGTATAAAAACTTAAAGGGTATGTTCATCAATGATGAAAAGGTAACTTATGAGGGTTCAGATAGTTTCTTAATTCTTAAGAATGACCCATATACTGCAAGAGGTAAAGTTGCTGGTGAAGGTTTAATAAACGATGGTTTCTTAAGTGACAAAGGTTATCTATCTTCTAAAGTTGCAAACATACAAGATAGTAAATTCTATCAGTCTCACTCTTATGTTATTAAAGTTGGTGAGTCAATCAATAAGTATCGTTCTATAGTTAAAGACTTAGTTCATCCATCAGGTCACTTATTCTTTGGTGAGGTTGCACTCAAGTCTCAACTTCTAGGTTCATCATTAGATGGTGTTAAAGAAATACCATTTGATGTTAATGAACAGAACAAAATGGGAATTATTTCTACAGAGTTTGTTCCCACAATTGTCATTCAGGCATACCCAACAGACAATATGTTGTTCGAAGAATCTACTAGAGATAAATCAGTTAGAGTTTTAACTGAAGACGGTCATCTGTTAGAAAATGAAGACTCCAGAGACAATGTAGCACATCTAAGTAAAGAAACTCTCATGTTGTTCCATACAACTTCTGCTGAAGTAGAAAATCAAGACATGATACTTCAATATCGTGAGGCATCAGGTACAAACATATCAACAGATAAACACAAGGGTGCAGGTCATTTAAACATTCTAAACAGAAAAGAGTTTATAACAAGTGCATTAGATACTAAAATAGATAATGACCCAAGTACTGTATCATCAATTAGAAGACCAACAATAACAGAATTCAATACATTCATACAAAAATCTCCAAGAAGAGATGGCGCTGTGACTGTATTAAATCTCGACACTGCCGACCACGATTACTATGTGAATAATTCAAATGTTCCATTGACAAGTGAATACGGTAATGTTGCGATAAGACCTGCTGACTCTGGTAAAGTATTTCAGTTCTGGCATCCGTCAGAAGAAGTATTGATACATGAAGACGGCACAAAGATTTTAAACGAAGAACCTTTAAACTATGTAAGATTCGATCCATTCGATAGAGACTTATATGGTGAAAAGATTTTAATGGAAGATGGTTCAGGTAGTTTCTTACTAGAAGATGAAACTGTACCTGAGACTAGAGAGTATTTTGTGACTGAAAGGTCAATTGAACTAGACAATTCTTACATGTATATGGAAGACAATTCTAGAATAGTATTTGAAGATGGTGTTCCTATAGTAGATGAAGAGTCAGGCGAAGAGGTACATACATTCATTCCAATTGGTCCGACTTTAAAAACCCTAAATAAGATTGCATTCCAAAATTGTTATAAGATATCTCATTATATCTTAGATGAGACTTCTAGTGCAAATGAAGAAGACAAAATCTTATTAGAAGATGGCATAAGTGGTCTACTTTCAGAAGATTCTGAAAAAGACGGACTAACAATTAAACAGATGAGTGACCTGACAGGTCTTTTATATGTCGAAGAGATAGATAAAAAACAGAGAAGAAGAACTAATATTGCATTTAGTTCCTATGTTAATTCATCAAATATTACAAATAGTGCCTTGGCATTGTTATAAATAATAGAACGAATTATAAAAAATAACTTGGAGTTATAAAGAAAATGGCAGCAATAATCACAGAAAAATTTAGAACGCACAATGCAAGGCAGTTCATTGAAGACTTCTCAGAGAGTGGTCAAAAGAACTATGTCTTTATTGGTCGTTCACATGCATGGGCAGATGACACACAACCACCTCCTCCTGCAAACTCAGAATCAGAAGAAATCGGTGTATATGAAGACATGATTGCCCTAAAGGCAGTCGCTTCAACTGATATCTCACATGGATTGGTAAGATATAATTGGACAGATGGTACTAAGTATGATGAATACAGAGATAACTATTCTGCTTCCAATACAACCAATGTCACAAATGTATCTAACTTCTTCGATGGAAGAGGTTATGTAATTACAGACGAATTTAAAGTATACAAATGTTTAAGAACAGGTGTTGATTCAAATGGTGCAACTATAAATTCTACAGTTAAACCAATAACTATTTCAACAACAGTTCCTGAAGTGACCGCAGATGCAGGTGCATCTTTAGGATATATGTGGAAATTTATGTACTCAGTTACCGCTTCAGATGTTATTAAGTTTGTCACTAACGACTTTATACCAGTAAAATCACTTGGTGCTAAATCTGCTGTAGTAGGTTCTGGTACAAATGGTGGGTTTGGTTCAACTGCTGATGATGATGGTTCTGCTCAATGGGATGTTGAAAACGCTGCCGTAGACGGCGCAGTTTATCATTATGTCGTAACCGCTGCCGGTTCTGGTTACACAAGTGGTTCATCAAATACATTTACAGTTAATGTTCCTGTACAGGGAGATGGTTCTGGTGCAGAAGTCACTTTAAGTTTCGTTTCAGGTAATTTAAAACAAGCATATCATCGTTCTGGTACTAGTTATTGGGGAACAGGTTATAAAAGAGCATCATTACCTACATTAGACTCCAATGTTTCAGGTATTGCAGGTGGTTCAGGTGCTACAGTTCATATTATAATGTCGCCAATTAATGGTCATGGTGCTAACCCTATCGAAGAAATGGGTGGTAACTATGCAATCGTAAACTCTAGATTAGAGTTTGGTGAAGGTCTTGATGGTGGGTTTAGTGATTTCCCAACAGACAATGACTTCAGAAGAATTGGTCTTATTAAGAATCCAGTAAAAGCATCATCTGGTGCTGTTTCTGGAGATGCAACAATGACTGCAACAAATATGTTGACAGTTGATAATGCTTCTTCAATTAATGTTGATGACTTACTTACAGATGCTTCATCTGAATCAGCAACCACTGCTAAAGTAAGAGTTGTATCTAAGACAAGTAATACTCTAAAAACCTTACCTGTTGCTAATTCAGGTGGCGAATATATCGCATTTGCAAATGATGATGAAGTCTATAAAGCTGGCACAAAAGTTGCTGATGTTACCGCATCTGGTGTCTCTTCTGCTCATCCAGAAATGCAAAGATTTACAGGTCAAATTCTCTATGTTGAAAATAGAGGCGCAGTTTCAAGAGCCGCTGACCAAATTGAAGATATTAAACTAATTATTGAAATGTAATATAGGGAGTTTAACTCCCCCTTTTTACATTCTTAAATTTAAAGAAGATTAAACTATGTCAGAAAAAACAGACTTAAATATATCACCATACTACGATGACTACAATGAGGATAACAATTATCACAAAGTACTCTTCAGAGCAGGTAGACCCCTACAGGCAAGAGAACTAACTCAGTCACAATCAATCTTACAAAACCAAATACAAAAATTTGGTAGTCACATGTTCAAAGAGGGTTCGATTGTCAATGGTGCAGAGACAGACATCGATATGGATGTCGAATATGTTAAAGTCGAGGCAACTAATCCTAACTCTACTGGAACAGCTGATGTCGCTACATATCTAAGTGGTTTCACAGGTAAACTAATTCAAGGAGAGACAACTGGAGTCGTTGCAGAGATAGTAAAAACAGTTGCATCTACAGGAACAGATTTAGCAACTATTATTGTAAGATATTTACAACATGGTACAGACGAAACTGCAACAACAAATCCTTCAGAAAGATTTAGTCCTTCTGAAGAGATAAGTGAAGTTAATGTTAGTGCCGCTGGTGCAATAACCACTGCATCAAATAACAATGAATTCAAAGTAGCTGCACTTGGTCTTTCACCAGTCGGCCGTTCATCTATTGCAAGTATAAATGAGGGTGTTGTATTCTTAAGAGGATACTTCGTCAAAGTAGATGCACAAACAATTGTATTAGAAAAGTATAATGGTAAACCTTCTTATAGAATTGGTCTAGACATTGTAGAAGAACTTGTTGGTTCTGGCACTGATACAACTCTACTAGACAATTCACAAGGAACAACAAATGAAAACGCTGCTGGTGCAGATAGACTTAAGTTCACATTAACACTTGCTAAGTTCGCACTAACTGCTACAACAGATACAAACTTTGTAGAGTTGGGAAGAGTTAGTAATGGTGTTATAGAATTAGAAGTAAAAAGACCAGTATACAATCATATAGAAAACACACTTGCACAAAGAACATTTGATGCGAATGGTGATTTTGTAATACGACAATTCACACATTCATTTAGAGAACATTTACTAGACGGATTCAATAGAGGATTCTATGAAGCGTATCAAGGTGGAGATGAGAGTCAATTTGTTATGCAAGTCTCTCCTGGTAAAGCATATGTTAAAGGTTACTCTATTGATAAAACAGGCACAACGAATTTAACATTAAACAAGGCAAGAACAACAGAGGCGCTTACAAACGCAAACACACCTGCAAGACTAGGAAACAAATTAAGAATTAAAGATTCACATGGTCAACCAGAGTTTGGTGATTCTACAAATACAGAATCATATAAAGCAATTCAACTATTTGATAAGGCAACTGCAACACCAGGCACACTTAATGCATATGCAGGCACTGGATCAACAACAACAGTTGGTCATATCGGTTTTGCAAGAGTAAGAAACATTGACGAACACTCAACTGCTTTTGAAAATCTATATCTATTTGATATCAAGATGTTCACAATGTTAAGTACTACAGTTGCGACAAACAACTTCAAAGTTGGTGATAAAGTCACAGGTTCAGCATCTGGCGCAGTAGGTATTGTTGCATATGCAGATACTACAAACAATCATATTATGGTACATGATGTTGTTGGTACATTCAAAACAACAGATACCCTTTCACTAAAGGGACAAGGTACATGCGGTACGATTATAGTCAATGCTGGAAGTTTTGTTTCAACTACTCCATATATAATAACGGAACTTGGAAACACAACTCAAGCACAGTGGAATACGGCCGCAGGCACTTCTGGTCAGACATACGCAGTAGGTTCTACTTTCACGGCTGCAGCTGCAGGAACTGGAACAGGTAAAGTAAAAGTAGATTTTAGTATTACTGCTGTTCGTAGTTTTCAAGTAGAAGATGCAAGAAGTGTTGGTCAAACTAAGTCTTCTGAAACAACAGGAACACAAAACTTTACTGCCAATATTGCATTAGACAACGACAAAGTTATATCGGGTCTAACAACAATAACTAGTACAGCTTTAACAGGTGTTGGTACTGATTTCTTGACTGAACTAAGAAAGGGTGATATAGTCTTAGATGGTAATGGTGCTGAACAACTTATTGCATCCGTGACAGACAATTCAAATGCAACACTAGTTGCTGCCGGAACTAACATTAAACAAGTTGGACTACTCAGACGAAGAGCAAAACTTTACAATCAAGACCAATCTTCTACAGTATTTGCATTCCCTAGAGACCATGTAAGTAAATCAACACCTACAGAGATTACAGTTAAGTATCAAAAAGAATTTGAAGTTGGTACTTCTGGTGAGATAACACTCACAAAAGAAGCAAACGAATCATTTGAACCAAAAAACAACGACAACTATCAGTTCGCAATTGTCAAAGAAGCGACAGGAAGTCCAACAAGAGCTAATGGTGTAGTATTAGGAGGCGATGATGTCTCTTCAGTCAATACATCATCTGGTGAAGTTGTATTGGGTGCAGCTGCTGACGATGGTGCAATCGTAAGGGCGACATATACAGTTAGTGTCACTAACCCAACATCGAAATCAAAGAACTTAAGAGAGTTTCGTGCATTAAGATTCACTAAGAACGATGCACATGCAGATAATCCATTCTATGGTACTGCATATGACCACAAAGAACTATCTCTTGGTGTTTCAGATGTATACAAAATCAGAGGCATATTTGAGGCAGTTCCAGGAACAGATACAAGTGGTGTTGCAACACCACCAAATGCAGTTATAACTCTAACATCTGGTACAAGTACAACAGGAAATATAATTAAAGGTGCTACAACAGGTGTTCGTGCTAAACTTATGAAGTTTACTGATACGCAAACATGTTATTTTTACTACTTAGGAACCGAAAAGTTTACCGCAGGCGAAACAGTAGTAGATGAAACAACAGGTGGAATTGCAACCATAACATCATTAGGAGTTCAATCTCCTGAAATAACAAATAGATACTCTTTAGACAATGGTCAAAGAGATGGTTATTATGACCACGCAAAACTTATTTTAAAACAAGGACAGACAACACCAAATAATCAAATAACAGTATTATTTGATATGTTTGTAGGTGGTTCTGGTGATTTCTATGATGTAAATTCATATACAAATAGTATTTCATATAAAGACATTCCTAACTTCTCACCAAACAAAGTAGACTTGGGTGGTTTTGAACCAGATGGACAATTTGAACTTGCAGATGCAGTAGACTTTAGACCATCAGTTGGTCAACTATTTGGTAATGCAGATTTAGTTAGTCAGAGTTATGTATTCAATATTGCAAGTATATTAGATGTATCAGACTACAGTAGTGGTGATGGTACAGGTCACTTAATATCTCCATTTGCATATGAAGCAAGAAGTTTTGAATCCTCTAGAGATAATCTATTAGGAGTATCTACTGCTGATATTACGACAGCACATTCATCATATTCAAGATGTCCTTTGCCAACATCAATGATTAAGTCAAACATAGAGTTCTATGTGCCTAGAATCGATAAAGTATTCTTACATAGAAGTGGTAAATTCGAAGTTGCACAAGGTAATCCGACCTTAACACCACAAAGACCAAATTCAATTGATGATTCTTTAGAAATGTTCGAATTGTTTATACCTGCATTTACAAGAAATGTAAAACAAATACAAGTAAAAACAAAAGACTACAGAAGATTTACAATGGGCGACATTGGTAAAATCAATCAGAGAGTCACAAACTTAGAAAGAATTACTGCATTGTCTTTATTAGAGAAAGACACACAAACAAAACAGATATTAGATGCACAAGGTTTCGATAGATTCAAATCTGGTTTCTTAGTAGATAACTTCAGAGGTCACAAAATTGGTGATGTATCTCATCCTGATTATCATGTTGGTATAGATACTAAATTGGGACAATTAAGACCAGAATCAGTATCAAACTTCTTTGATATAGAATTAAATGCATCTGGTTCAACTGGTTATCAGCAGACTGGTGATTTAATTACATTACCTTACTCACAAGTATCATATGTAAATCAGGATAAGGCATCTAGACATGTCAATGTTAATCCATATCATGTATTTGCATTTATAGGTAATGTCAAATTAACTCCTGGTTCTGATATATGGAATGATACAGAACAATTACCAGAAGTTAGAATCAACAGAGAAGGAAACTTTGACGCTGTTCTTGCAGAGAATCAAAACTCACTTGGAACAATATGGAATAACTGGCAGACAACATGGGTTGGTGAACCAACCGTAGTTAGTTCTTCAGTAGATGCAGCTGTTCCTGGCAATTGGTCTGGTGACCCTGCTCAAGGTGGTGAATGGGTTCAAGGTACAATCATAACAACAGAGATTACCGAAACACCAGAAATTCAATCAAGACAAGGTGTTAATACTTCAGTAGTTGAAGACTTTGTAGAAACAAGAAATGATAGAGTTGTTAGTGTCAGTGTTATACCTTTCATTAGAAGTAGAGAGATAACAGCAGTAGGAACTAACTTAAAACCAAACACAAAACACTTTGTATACTTTGATGGTATCAGAGTAGATGGTTATGTCACACCTAGTAGTGCTGACTTCTCACAAGACGGAACAACAAACAAGGGTGTTGGAATAAAAACAAATGGTAATGGTAAAGTAGAATGTAAGTTCTTAATACCTAATGACAACTTCCAAAGATTCCCAACAGGACAAAGAGAATTAAAGATAACATCTCAGTCATCGAATCAAAGTAATCCAGATTCAATGGGTGCAGAGATTTATCAAGCACAAGGTCTCTTAAATAGTTCACAAACAGAAATAGTATCTACTAGAAATGGTAGAGTGGTGACAGAAAGATTATCAGGCGAAAGAACAATTACAAGAAGAGGTGAAAGATTAAATGTGACAGGAGATGGTTCATTACCACCCCCACCACCACCTATTGCGCCGCCTCCACCAATACCACCGACACCACCACCTATGCCACCAACTCCGGTATATGTGCCAGTGCCGAATCCGGTGCCTGTGCCTGTGCCAGTCCCTGTACCAGTTCCGGTACCTGTGCCTGTGCCTACACCGCCGGTGCCTGTTCCTGTACCACCTCCTGTACCATTACCTCCAAGGTTCCCACCCGCTGATTTAATGGTTCTTCCAAGAGAAGACAGAAGAATATTTGACTTTGATATTCCAGCAGAACCAAGAGGTTGGCAAGACCCATTAGCAGAATCATTCATGGTAGAATCTGATGGCGGTATGTTCCTAACATCTATAGATGTATTCTTTAAGAGTAAGGCAACTAGTTTACCTGTATCAGTAGAAATCAGAAATATGATAAATGGATATCCAGGACAGACAACTATACCATTCTCAATTGTGACAAAGAATCCAGATGAAGTCAATACTTCAGATGATGGTTCATCCGCAACTACATTTACATTTGAGTCACCTGTATACCTAGAAGACAAACATGAATATTGTTTTGTTGTGTATACTAACTCAACAGATTACGAGTGTTTCATTTCCAGAATGGGCGAAACAGATTTAATTACTGGACAGACAATATCAGGACAACCATACGCTGGTTCATTGTTCATGTCTCAGAACGCATCTACATGGACAGCAGAACAAACAGATGACTTGAAGTTTAATATGAGAGTCGCTAAGTTTAATACAACTACAGCTGCAAACATCGTGTTTAACAACGCACATTTACCACCTAAGAAATTGCAGAATAATTCAATAGAAACTTTTTCTAATCAATCATTCTTTAGAGTATACTCTTACTCACATGGTATGTACGACAATCAATCGAATGTTGTTATATATGGCGTAGAAGGAGATAAGAAGAATGGTGTATTAACTGTAGCAGGTTCAACAACAGGAACTCCAACTGCTGGTACATATAACAATAGTGGCGCCAATTGGGATTCCACAGGATATACCTACAGTGGTACTGGTACAGGACTTAAGATTGATACAATAACAGTTAATAGTGGAAATCAAATTAGTTCAGTGACAATCAAAGACCCAGGTGTAGGTTATACTGCAAACGAATCTATCACTATTAATAACTATGATGGTTCAAACAATGCAACTATAACATTATCAAGTGTTGGAGATACATTGGGTGGTTTCCCTGTAGATTCAATTAATAAAGTATTCAGTAGTATCAATAATTATGGTATCGACTCATTTGCATGTACACCAGACTTATCATCATATCACTTATCATATACCAATGCAGTTGAATCAACTATTGCTGGTGGTGACCAAGCATATGCAACTACTAACATGTACTATGATGTATTGCATACAATGATACCTTCTTTAACATATAAAGACACAACATTATTGTCAAGTGTTAGAAGAACAGGAACTAATTCACCTGAAGATAATAATTTAGATTCAACATTTACATTACGCTCAAAGAATGAATTCATTACATTAAATGACAATAACTATTTCGAAAGACCTAGTATTATCGCATCGAGTATTAATGAATCAGAAGAACAGACTGGTGGCACAAATAATAAATCATTTGAATGTAGATTACAGTTTACTAGTGCTAACCAGAACTTATCTCCAGTAATTGATATTGGTACGATTGGTTGTTTGGGTATCATGAATAGAATCAATAATATTGATTCTGCTAATGACCTACCTGGTGGTTCAACTGGTTCTATGATTCATGTGCCTTCAACTGAACCAGATGGCGATAATAACGCCATGGTCTATATCACTAGAAAAGTGAATCTTAAGAATCCTGCAACTACATTGAAAGTTATTGCAGATAACTATAGACCACCTGAATCTGATTTAAAATTCATGTTTAAGATATTAAAGAATGACGAGACAACACCTATCGATGACTTAGGGTTCGAATACTTCAATGGAGATGGAGAACCAGATGTGGTGACCGAAAAAGATGCAAGAAACTTTAAAGAGTACGAATATACTGCTGAAGGTTTACCAGAGTTCACAGGTTTTGTAGTTAAGATAGTTGGTCAATCAAGTAATACTTCGATTGTACCACTAGTGACTGCATTGAGGTGTATTGCTCTTGCGTAAGATAGTACATAAAGTGGAAGGATTTTCAGACCTAATTAGGGATGAATCCTCTCATGCCATTATCAATACTAACGAAGAACAGTATAGGTTGACAATGAGAAGAAGAGAGTTTTTAAAAACTCAAAAGAATGAAATAAATACTCTTAAGAAAGAGGTAACAGAAATTAAAGACTTATTAAAAGATATAGTAGAGAAATTACATGGCTAAAACAGTAGACAACTTCGCAACAATTGAAGACTTTAGAACTACCTATAACGAACTCGCATATGATGTGGGTGAAGTTTCTGGTCTAAGAGAAGGATTAAAATCTGGAAACAACGGAACACTAGTTGATGCTGTCAATGTTTTAGAAGACAAACAGTTTTTCTTCCAAGAGTTCGTATTCGTTGCATCAACAAACCAAACACTATTTACAGGTAACGATGAGTTTGCAAATAACTTAATTTTTGTAAAAGATAAGATTCAAGTATTTAAAAACGAAAGACATTTGATAGAAGATGTAGATTTCATTATTTCTAATCCTACTGGTACAGGTTCGCATGAGGGTATCACACTAACAGGTACTTATGCATCTGGTCAAGCAAATGCAATGTCTACTAACGATAGACTTCATGTATACTCATACACTGGTGCATTTGTAGGAACAAATATTGCAAACTCAGTTGCATCATTCTTACAGAAAACAGTTGAGAACACAATCTATAACACCAATGCAAACGGTGTTATTATAAATGGAGATAGTTCATCACCAACAACTCTACTACAATCTGGATATACAATACAACTTGCAGGTAAGACATTTGCAGAAGATGATATCTTACTCACAACAGGCAAGACACTAACTGCACCTACTATCACTGATTCTACAATGAGTATCAACAGTGGTTCTATAACAGGCGCAGTCAACGGAACATTCTCAGGATTCTTAGATATCGAAGGCGACATCGATGTAAATGGTACATCTCATTTAGATGCTGTAGACATTGATGGTGATGTGCATATGCAATCAACACTTCAAGTAGTTGATAATACAACCTTAAATGCAAACCTTACAGTAGACGGAAACACAACATTAGGTAACGCCGCTAGTGATACAATTACATTCACAGGTTATGCAAACTCTCATCTAAGACCAGAAACAACTAATACATATTCATTGGGTTTAACATCAAAGAGATGGTCAAATGTATATTCAAACTTATCAAATGTATCAGGAACTGCAACAGTAGGAACTCTAACAGATGGTACATTGAATATCACTGGTGGCGACATTACAAGTGTCGATGATATAACAGGTGATACTAACTCAGTATTCAAATCAGGTAGTTCTGTAGTTAATAACATTAAAAACTTTGCTGGTACTCACACAATACTAGATACAACATCTGACCACGACAGTAATGCAAACGCAGGTTCTTTGACTGGTACAGTTTCAAGTATTGCAAACCACACAACACAAAACTTAACAGAACATAATTCTAATCTATATTATACAGATGGAAGAGCAGACGCTAGAATCGCATTAAAGAATATAGATTATCTTGCAAATGTAGACCATCCTATTGCGCTTGCAGAAGACCATGTTTTACTGTATAATGATACCACAGACCAATGGGAAAACACACCCATGCGAGAAAGAGTTGAAGATATCGCTGGTGCAATGTTCGCTGGTAATACTGAAACAGGTCTATCAGTCACATACAACGATGATACAGGCAAAACAAATCTAGTAGTAGACAATTCAACTTTCACATTAACAGGTGGAGTCACAGGTACTGCTACTCAGACTGCAAAAGGTAATTTGACAATTGCAACTACTCTTAGAGCTTTGACTAAAGGAGATATTACTTCTACCGAACTTGCTCTAAATGACTTATACGATGTTTCAGATGCAAACAATACTAATGACCAAATTTTAGTTCAAACTGGTTCTTCATGGTCAAATGTCACACTCACCGAGAAAGTACAAGACATTACTGGTGCTCAGATTGCAACCAATGGTACACATACAGGTCTTACAGCAACTTACAATGACGATGACGCTGATGGTACAATAGATTTAACAATTGCAAATTCAACTTTCACATTAACAGGTGCAGTCACTGGTACCCAGACTCAGACTGCAAAGGGTAATGTATCTATTGCAACTACTCTTACTGCTTTAACTCTATCAGACTTACCATCAATCGACTTAGAAGATTTAGCAAATGTCAATAGTGGTGCAAGTACTGGTCAAATACTAATATGGAGTGGTTCTGCTTGGAACCCTGGTGACCAAGCTGGTAGTACTAGTAATTTAACTGAAGACGCTTCTGCTGTGTTCTTTACAGACAACAGAGTCGCTAAACAATTTAAGTTCGATGCAAGTGGTGATGGAACAATAGCTCAAAATGGTACTGCAAATGTTGAACTAAATAAAGGTATAAAACTCACCTACAATGATACTCCAGACGGTGGTACTAATACAACTACAGATGGTGAGATAACATTAGAAGCTTCAGTGAGTAATGGTATCACTCTAGATGGTAACGACATAGAGTTAGATTATAGTGTGATAACAGACTCAGATTTATCTAGTGGTCTTCCTAGTGGTAGTGGAAAAGAGATAGGTCATCTTTTCTTTTTAATATAGTGAACAAAATATGTCAGACGATATTTTTATAAAACATGATAAGAATGGTGGAACTTTTCAGCAACCCTTTTTAGCCAGAGTACCTGCAGCCGGTCAACAACCGAATATCGCACAAAGAATTTATCAGGTTACTACTCAAGGAACACAACCATTTACATATCAAAGTAGAACACCTACAAATGTTCAGACGCCTAGTAATGCACAAAATCCAATAATTGCTCAAGGTGTCGCACAAAAAACCTATAATCACAGGTCGCCTGCTATATACACAAGTAGGGCGCCTTCAATATACAATATTCAAACACCTTCTACATATCAACATGGAAGTCCGTTGACATATCAACATAGGTCACCGTTTACTTATCAGTTAAATTATCAACATAGAGAACCTTCTACATATCAACATAGAAGTCCTTTGATATATCGTACACCGACTCAGACTAGAACGCCTAGCATCTATACAAATAGACAACCTTTAACATATGAACATAGAAGTCCTTTTACATATGACCACAGAAGTCCTTCAACATATAACCACCAAAGTCCTTCTCGAACACCTTCTACATATCAAAATAGAGAACCTTTAATATATGACCATAGGTCGCCTTATAGAAGTCCGTTTACTTATCAACATAGGTCACCATTTACCTATGACCATAGGTCACCTTCTACATACGATAATAGAGAACCTAGTATCTATCAACATAGAAGTCCAGACACTTATGACCATAGAAGTCCGTTGATTTATCAGCATCAGTCGCCATTTAGAAGTCCGTCAATTTATCAGCATCAATCGCCAAGTACTTATCAGCATCAGTCGCCATTTAGAAGTCCGTCAATTTATCAGCATCAATCGCCAAGTACTTATCAGCATAGTTCACCATTTAGAAGTCCGTCAATTTATCAGCATCAATCGCCGAGTATTTACCAACATAGGTCACCATTTACAACTCCAGTAATTGTCAATACACAAAACTCAAGAAATGCACGAACACCGTTTATCTTTAGTGAATTACAACAGCAAAACATTGGTACTACGACTGCTCCATATACTGAAGTTCATTGTGAGGTTTCAGTTTCGGACCATAGCGGTCTAGAACCTTGGATTGTATTATATTGTGTTGAATCAAGTAATGATGTTAATGTATATGTTTATGCTTCATCTGATGGTATACCACCTGGACAGAATGCTGATGCATATCTGGAAGAAACAAATACCGGCGGTACTCAAAATGGTCAGCAGCAAAGCATTAATGCAAATAGTGCTGTTCTTCTATACAAAATAGACGATGCTGGAACTAATTATTCTGTTGCTAGAATTACCTCACCCCATAGTACCTTCAATGAGGGTACTCTGAGCGGAAACATTTCTACAGGCACTGCAATAACTAGCACTTCTTGGAGTTTTGGTACAACTAATGGTACTTTTACCAAGTGGAAATGTGATAATGCTAGCGGTGGAGATGTTAAGGAGTACGAGACAACTAATACATTTACATTTACAAGTCCAGATGCTAATATGGGAACTCATACAATATCGCTAAAAGTGACTCTGTATTACGAAAACGAAGCACCAGAAGACGATGAAAACGATGATAATAACCAGGAGTAATGTGATATGCCAGTAGGACAACAACCATCCATATACCAACATCCTATTGCTACACAGGTGCAACAACCAGCGCAACAACCTGTTATTAGAAACAAACAACATCCGTTTGAAAGAAATCGACAGCATCAGGCACAGCAACCTGTTATTAGAAACAAACAACATCCGTTTGAAAGAAATCAGCAGGAAAGTAATCAACAACCTAATATTAGAAACAAACAACATCCGTTTGAAAGAAATCAGCAGGAAAGTAATCAACAACCTAATATTAGAAATCAACAAGAACCTAATATTAGAGACAGACAAAATCCGGTTGAAAGAGCTCATCAAACTCCGTATACTGCAAACGCACAAGAACCTGTTATTAGAGACAAACAGGCGCCTAGTATAAGAAGCGCCCAACAGACTGCTCAAGAACCTAATATTAGAAGCGCTCAAAGTCCTTACACCGCAGATGCACAAGCGAATACGCAGAATCCTTTTATTAGAAATCAACAACAACCTACTATTAAAAATAAACAGGAATCTGTTATAAGAAACAAACAGTCTGCTTATCAAGCGAGTAAACAAACTCCTTCTATAACAAGAACACCAGCGAGTCAACAAGAACCTAATATTAGAAGCGCACAAACACCTTCTATTAGACAAGCGCTTAAAAATAAACAACAACCTAATATTAGAAGTCAACAAGAACCTAATATTAGAAATAAGAGAACACCTTCAGCACATAACGCACAATATCTTAATACTCACAATAGACAAGACCCTGTTATTAGAAGGCAACCATTTACATATCCTTTCTCATATAGAAGTCCTTCTATTTACAGAAATCCTACTATTGGTCGACAACCATATATTGCACAAGGTCAGGCGTCTTATAGTTTTCAACAAAACAGACAACAACCATATGGATTCAGGTCTCCGTTTATATTTCAAGCAACAGAGAACTCTAATCGACCAATAACGCCAGTTGCAAAAGTGAAAGGAGTCTTTATAAAAGATAGTGATGGTGTTGTAAAAGCTTCAACTAAAGTCTTTGTTAAGAAAGATAGTTCAACAGTTGAGAAAATTCATCAGGTACCTGCTTTGCCGTTTGACGAATAGGATGACTAAATAGTAATATGGCTATAATCGCAAATTTATTTATCGACCAGGGAACAGACTTTCAAGTTGCTGTAGATGTTTCCGATTCAACAGGACAGGTTTTAAATCTCTCTGGTTATACATCAGCAGGACAAATAAGAAAGACCTATGGTTCTTCAACCATATCTGCCACATTCACTACCAGTAATGAGAATGTTACCGGTAAAGTGACATTATCTTTGACTGATACTCAAACATCAGCATTAGAACCTGGAAGATATGTGTATGATATGAACATAACAAGTGCTGGTGGTATAACAACAAGAGTTGTAGAAGGTCAAGCAATAGTCACACCAGGAGTAACCAGATAATGGCAATAAAAGGCGTAGTATCAAGAGTCGCTACCATAGGTGGCGTATTATCTAACACAACAAATCTAAGAGCAAAACAAGTGACTGTTGGTAACCCAGGCGGTGCAACAGACTTATCTGCTAAATCTATCAATGAACTTGCAGATGTAAACGCATCTGAAACAGATGATGGTCTTCTCTCATATGACCAGTCAACTGATAAGTGGACAACCACCACTACGATAGACGGCGGAACATTCTAAAACACTAAATAATAGTACAAATCAAGGTTGTCGACCAGTGAGACAACGACCCTCATTGTGAGAGGACAGTTTTATATTATGTATTCACGACTCAGGAGTGCTGAGTCACAACAATTAATTTAATTTTTATAGGAAAATAAAAATGGCAACAGTAATTCAAATCAAAAGAAGTACAGGCGCATCTGCTCCGGCGATATCAGATTTATCGGAAGGTGAATTGGCGTATGTACAAGATAGAAGTAATTCTGGTGCATCTGCTAAACTATTCATCGAATCAGTAGATTCAGATAATTCTACAGCCCTAATCCATGCGATTGGTGGTAAGTATTATACTGATATGCTTGCTGGTTCTTCAGCAACACCTGCTAACTTTAAAGTTGGTAATGGTTCTACTGCTGGTGCAACTTTACAAATCATGGAAGATTCCGATAACGGAACAAACTTCGTTGGTCTTAAAGCTGCAGATACTCTTGGTTCTTCAGTAACCTTCACGCTGCCTACCGCAGACGGTTCTGCTAACCAAGTTATAGCAACAGATGGTTCAGGAAATCTTTCTTTCGCTTCAACAACTTCAACCCTTGCTGGTGGTAGTGATGTAAACATCACATCCGCAGGTGATGGTGCGATGTTATTATATGATACAGGAACATCAAAATGGATTGACAATGTAATGTCTGGTGACGCCACTATGGCCGACACAGGTGTTATGACAATCGCAAACAACGCTATCAACGCTGCTAAATTAGCAGATGATGCAGTAGATACTGCAGCTATCTTAGATAGTAATGTGACATTAGATAAGATTAACTTCTTTGTAGACGAAGACAACATGGCTTCTAACTCAGCAGTTAAAGTTCCTTCTCAACAATCAGTAAAAGCATATGTAGACAGTAGTGTAACCGCTTCAGACTTAGATATGGCTGGTGACAGTGGAACAGGTGCAGTAGACTTAGACTCTCAGTCACTAACAATCGCTGGTACAGCAAACGAGATTGAAACATCAATGTCAGGACAAACTTTAACAGTTGGTCTTCCAAACAATGTGACAGTCGCAAATAACTTAACAGTTTCAGGAAACTTAATATCAGACGATATTACAACTGCAACTTTAACAACATCTGGTAACTTAACAGTCACAGGAAACTTGGCAGTTAATGGTACTACAACAACAGTAAACTCAACAACAGTAAATATCGCTGACCCTGTATTCGAAATTGGTTCAGATAGTTCAGACGATAACCTAGACAGAGGTATTAAATTTAAGTACAACTCCGGTGGTGCTAAAATTGGTTTCTTTGGTATGGATGATACAGATGGTTCTTTTGTCGCTCTAACAAGTGCAACAGATAGTTCTTCAGTATTCTCTGGAACTGCTATGGCAGGTAAATTCGGAAACTTAACTCTTGCTAACGCAAGTATGAGTGGAAGTATTGACAGTTATGCAGGTTCAGCTCCTACAGATGGTCAAATCTTAATTGGTGACACATCTTCAGGTTTAATGGATGCTGCTACTCTTACTGCTGGTGATGGTATTGATATCACTAATGGTGCAGGTGCAATTACGATTGCTGCTGAAGTATCAACTGCTTCTAACTTAGGTTCTGTAATTGTCGCTGCTGGCGAAGGTATGGATGTAGCGTACTCAGGTGGTACAGCAACCATTACTGGAGAAGATGCAACGACATCTAATAAAGGTATCGCTAGTTTTGCTAGTGCTAACTTTACAGTATCAAGTGGTGCAGTTACCATTACTGCTATTGACGGTGGAACATTTTAATTAATATTCTTTAACACACTTTCAATAGGAGATAGAAATGGCAACAGTTATACAGTTTAAAAGAAGTTCGACTCAGAACGCAGTTCCTGGTACTGGTGATTTATCACTAGGGGAATTGGCTGTCAATACTTATCACGGTAGATTTTATACCGAGAAGAATGATGGTTCTGCTGCTGTTGTAGAGATTGGGTCTAACCCAACATCTCTACAGATTAATGACGCTATAACATTTCCAACCAGTGATGGTTCAAATGGACAAGTTCTTCAAACCAATGGTTCAGGAACAGTTTCATTTGCAACTTTAGGTGGTTCAGGTGTTTCAATTTACAAATACACCGTTTCGGGTAACCAAACTGTATTTACAGGTAACGATGATGACAGTAATGCATTGTCTTACACTGTAGGTTCAGAACAAGTATTCCTTAATGGTGTTAAGTTAGTTGATGCTGGTGCAGATTATACTGCAACCAACACCACAACAATCACACTGGAAGAAAATGCAATTGCAGGTGATACATTAGAAGTAGTAGCAGTTACCGCTGCTAATTTAGTACAAGGATACTATACAAATAGTGTCTTTAGTGCAACTACTGCTAATCAAGTATTATCAAGTAATGCAGTATCTAATAAAGGTATTAAATATGTTATTACTGCCACTCATGCGAGTGCAGGAACACATTCAGCCGAAGTATTATTAATCAATGATGGATCCAATGCATATTTCGTTCAATATGGCGATATATTCAGTACTGCTTCATTATTTTCGTTGACAGCTGATGTTAATTCAGGAAACATGAGACTCTTATGTACACCTGCTAACACCAACACAACGGTTAATACTTTCCAAATAAGACAATCATAGGGGGATAGAAAATGGCTATAACAAGAAGTTTTAAACTCGCTGAATTCATCCGTCACATGTCTTATAACTCTAGTACAGATAGAATAGAAACAGGTAAAGAGATTCAAGACGAGAATACAACAACAGGTGGTATCACTAAAACTGCTACTACTGAATTCTCACTTGATAACTTTGCTCATGCTACCTATAGAGCTGCGAGATATATCGTGGCGATGTCAGAGGGAAGTAATTTCCACTCAACAGAGATAATGTTAGTACATGACGGTTCTACCGTGACATTAACACAATACGGAACGCTTAAAGATACTAACTTAGCGACATTTGATGCAGACATTAATGGAGACAATGTTAGACTACTATGTACACCGGCGGGTACAAACTCAACGGTTATTAAGTTTAACAGAACTACAGTCGAAGCTTAAATTCAGTAATATATTATGAAAAGGGGGACTTTAGAGTCCCCTTTTTTTTGTCGGTAGATAAATTACATAAATAACACCATGGCATCGAAAGTAAAATTTTTCGCAGATTTAGGTGTACAGTCAAAACTAAACACCCAAGTAGATGGCGATTTAACAGTTGCAGGTGACTTAACGGTTACAGGGACAACTTTAACAGTCAATTCTACAACGACATCTGTTGGCGACTCAATGTTTGAGTTCGCAAATCAAAATACTAGTTCAGACCTAATCGATATTGGTTTCTACGGAAACTACAACGATGGTTTATCAGATGGTGGTGCATCTGAGTACACAGGTCTATTCAGAGATGCATCGGATTCTACATGGACATTATTCGATGGTTTAGAGGTAGAACCAGGAACTACAGTTAATACTAGTGGTTCTGGTTATGCACTTGCTGATTTAAAACTTGGAGATTTAACTTCTTCAACACTAACAGCAGGTGGATTATTATATCCAACTTCAGATGGTTCTAACAACCAAGTCTTAATGACTAATGGTTCTGGTACTTTATCTTTTCAAGATGCTGGTTCAGGACTTACTTCTGGTACAGTGACTACAACATCGACTACTATCACAAATTTAGATACAATGGCGATTGCAAGTTATAGAGGTGCAAAGTATACTATAACAGTCTCAGACGCTACTGGTGGTGATTATGAGATAACAGAGGTTCATGTAATACACGACGGTACTAACGCAAGTATAACGCAGTTTGGTACAGTCCTACAAGGTACATCTAGTGAGTTAGGAAGTTTCTCAGTAGATATCAACTCGGGCAATCTCAGATTGAGAGTCACTTCTGCCAGTACAAACTCCACAGTTTATAATTTTAAGCGAATAGACCACGCTGTATAAAATAGTTATAACTAATTGAATTTTATTAGGGAAAATGAGGTCTTTAGAACGACACCAATCTATAAATAATAGTATTAATTACTAATACTTTTACAAAAGGACACAAGCAATGGCAACAACACAAACATTTGTAATCGAGTATGGGTTATCAGTAGGGTCATCTGAAGTCATAAATTCAAGTGGAAAAATCGTACCAGGTGCGTTATCCAATGTGGATTCAGACGATATAACAGAAGGTTCAACTAACCTGTATATGACTACTTCAAGATTCAACTCTTCATTTGATACGAGACTATCTAACGCCACCATTGATGGAGGCACTATCTAATGACAAGTAAAAATTTCATAATCAAAAATGGTCTAACAGTAGGAACTACTGAGGTCATAACATCTGCTGGTTTAATTACTGGCGCCGCTGTCAACGAGGCAGTTGACGATAGAGTTGATTCTCTACTAACTGCTGGAACAGGTATCTCATTAACATATGATGACGCTGCTGGCACACTAACAATTAACGGACAACAAGGTGACATCACAGGTGTGAACGCTGGTGCTGGTTTAACTGGTACTGCAAGTTCAGGTGATGCAACACTAAACATTGGTGCTGGTACAGGTATTACTGTAAATGCAGACGATATTGCAGTCAACTTCAAAGATGAAGATGACATGTCTTCAAACTCAGCAACTCATGCCGCTACTCAACAATCAATTAAAGCATATGTAGATGCAAGTATTCTAACAAAAGACAATACAGACGAGATTACAGAAGGTTCAAGTAATTTATACTTCACAAATACAAGAGCAGATGCAAGAATTACAAACGCATTAGTTGATGAAGATGATATGTCTAGTAATAGTGCTACTAAACTTCCAAGTCAGCAATCAGTTAAAGCATATGTTGACGCTCAAGTTGCAACAGTTCCAACTGGAGACATAACAAGTGTAGTCTCAGGAACTGGTCTAACAGGTGGCGGAACAAGTGGCGATGTCACTGTAAATGTTGTTGCAGGTAATGGTCTTATCGCAAATGCAAACGATGTGACAATCGATACTTCGATAACAGCAGATTTAACTACTGCACAAAACTTAACAAACAAAACAATAACGACTCCAATTCTAAATGGAACAGTTTCGGGTACTGCTGTCTTAGACCAAGACAATATGGCTTCTAATAGTAATACTCATCTTGCAACGCAACAATCAATCAAGGCATATGTAGACTCTTCAGTTGCAGGTAAAGATAATACAGACGAGATTACAGAAGGTTCAAGTAACCTATACTTCACAAACGAAAGAGTAGACGATAGAGTAGATGCTCTACTAACTTCTGGTGTCAATGTCGCTATGACATATGACGATGCAAATGGAAGTTTAGAGATTAGAGTACCTTACGAGAATATACAAGATACAGTTGGTGCTCAAATTGCAACCAATGGTACACATACAGGTCTTACTGCATCTTATGACGATGCAAACGATGGTGCAATCGACCTTGCAGTATCAACATCACATGTTAGAGGTTTAATATCTGCTGGTGGTGACTTATCATACAACAGTTCAACTGGTGTAATTAGTTTCACAAACGATGCTGGTGATATTTCTTCAGTAGTTGCTGGAACTGGTATGACTGGTGGGGGAACTTCTGGTGATGTGACAGTTAATGTTATTGGGGGAGACGGTATTACTGCAAACGCAAATGATATCGCATTGTCTTCTTCAGTCGCTGGTAATGGTCTTTCATTCTCAAGTGGTGTTCTTGCAGTAGGGGTTGACGATAGTTCAATCGAATTAGATTCAGATGCAGTTCAAGTAAAAGCACTTGGTGTCACAAATGCCATGTTGGCAGGGTCTATCAATGAAGGCAAACTTGCAGGTGGTATTACAAACGCAAAACTTGCTAATTCTTCAATCACTATTGATGGTACAGCAGTATCACTTGGTGGTAATATAACTACAACAAATACACAATTAACAACAGAACAAGTCGAAGACATTGTTGGTGGTATGTTAGATGGTACCGAAACAGGTATCTCAGTATCATACGATGATACAAATGGTAATCTTGACTTTGTTATTGGTGATAACGACATTACTAATGCCATGTTGGCAGGGTCAATCAATCAATCCAAACTTGCAGGTTCAATTACAAATGCAAAACTTGCTAATAGTACGATAACAATTGATGGTCAATCAGTTGCATTGGGTGGTTCAGTCACAACAACTAACACTCAATTATCAACAGAGAATGTACAAGATATCGCTGGGGCGATGTTCTCAAGTAATACTGAAAGTGGTATTACTGCAACATATCAAGATGCAGATGGCACAATTGATTTGAATGTTAGTGACCCAACAATATCCTTGACAGGCGATGTGACAGGTTCTGCTACAATGACCAATTTAGGTGATGTTAGTATCTCTACTACAGTCGCTGCTAACTCAGTCGCACTTGGAACAGACACAACAGGTAATTATATTGCAGGTGTAAGTCAAGGAACTGGTGTCTCAGTAAGTGGTTCTGGAGAAGGTGCAACCGCAACAATCTCTATTGGACAGGCAGTTGGAACATCAAGTAATGTTCAATTTGGAAACTTAGTTCTCACAGGCGACTTAACAGTTAATGGTTCAACAGTAACCAATTCGGCAACAAATACAACTATCGAAGACCAACTTATAGAGTTAGGGACAGGTAATAGTGGTTCTGCTTCAGGCGATTCAGGTTTTGTTATCGAAAGAGGAAGTGATGCCAATGTATTTATTGGTTGGGATGAAAGTGCTGATGCAGTCACATTCGGAACAGGAACATTTACAGGTGCATCAACAGGTGATTTAACGATTACCCCAAGTGCAGTAAACACTGGCGCATTGACAATTACAAATGCAACAAACAGTGGTGGCACAGCGAGAAACATATATCAGTCAACATCAGCACCAGGCGGAAGTGATGGCGCAGTTGGCGATTTATGGGTTCTTTACTCTTAATAAATAGAATAGTATTTTAAGGACTATATAATATGGCGACAGGCTCACAAAAGGTAAAAACACCAACCGGTTGGAATGCAACCCGAGGTGCATGGGTAAAAACAGACTCAGGCACATGGAAAGCTGCAGACCAGATTTATGTAAAGACGCCTACCGGTTGGAATAATGCTTCTGGACAACAGAGTGTTCAACAACCTTATCCTTATATCGCAAACGCACAAGAACCCAATATAAGAAACAGACAGAATCCTTATCCTTATATTGCTAATGCACAAGAACCTAATATAAGAAACAAACAGAATCCTTATCCTTATATTGCTAATGCACAAGAACCTAATATTAGAGATAGAAGACAACCTGCGATTTATCAAAATCCAGTAAATGCACAAGAACCTAATATTAGAAATCAACAAGAACCAAATATTAGGTCACAACAAGAACCTAATATTAGAAATGCTAGACAACCTGGCACATATCAACATAGGTCACCTTCTACATATAGAGACCCTAGAACATATCAGGATCCTTCTACATATAATCATAGAAGTCCGTTGACATATCAACATAGAAGTCCGTTGACATATCAACATAGGTCACCATTTACATATGACCATAGGTCACCTTCTACATATAGTAATAGACAACCTAATACATATGACCATAGGTCGCCTTATAGAAGTCCGTTCATCTATCAACATAGGTCACCATTTACATATGACCATAGGTCACCGTTTACATATCGTAATCCGTTTACTTATAATCACAGGTCTCCTTTAACATATGACCATAGGTCACCTTATAGAAGTCCGTTTACATATGACCATAGAAGTCCGTTGACATATGACCATAGGTCGCCTTATAGAAGTCCGTTCACTTATCAGCATAGAAGTCCGTTGACTTATCAACATCAGTCACCGAGTATCTATCAGAATCCAAGTACCTATCAGAACAGACAACCTAGTACTTATCAGCATCAGTCGCCAAGTATTTACCAGAATCCGAGTACCTATCAGAACAGACAACCTAGTAGTTATCAGCATCAGTCGCCAAGTATTTACCAGAATCCTAGTACTTACAACAATAGACAACCTGGTACATATGACCATAGGTCACCTTATAGAAGTCCGTTTACTTATCAACATAGGTCGCCATTTACATATGACCATAGGTCACCGTTTACATATCGTAATCCGTTTACTTACAACCATAGGTCACCTACTACATATAATCACAGGTCACCATATACATATGACCATAGGTCGCCTAGTACATATCAACATAGGTCACCTAGTACATATCAGGCAAGACAACCTAACGCTGCTAGAAACCCATTTAGTGCAAGACAACCATTTACATACGACCATAGGTCGCCTAGTTCATATAATCACAGGTCACCTAGTACATATCAGGCAAGACAACCGAATAGTGCTAGACAACCATTTAGTGCAAGACAACCGTTCACTTATCAGGCAAGACAACCAAACTCTGCTAGAAACCCATTTAGTGGAAGAAATCCTTTCACTTATCAACATAGAACGCCTTCGATTGCAAACAATCAGTCTCCTGCATCTTATGGATACAGAAATCCGTTTACCTTTGGTGGTGGAGGAGGAGGCGGAGGTTGCTTCGCTCCAGGTTCAATGATATGGTTAGGCGATGGTTCACATGCACCTATCGAGTCATGTGTTATTGGTCAATGGGTCATGTCTTGGAACGAAAGTACTAAATTACTTGAACCTAAGAGAATACAACAAATTAATCCTCAACCAATCAGTTCTATATGGGATATAACATTCTCAGATGGTAGAATTCTACAGATGACTGATACTCACCCATTGATGCTACCAAATGGCGAATGGGGTGCATTTGATGTTGAGAAATCAGTCAAAGAACATAGTTGGATGGAAGATATAGAAACACATGAACTTACAGTTGGAGATAGTGTATTCAGTATGTTAGATGGAATAATGTTTGATAGACAAGATGAAATGGGACTAGAGATAGTATCAGTAGAAGAACATTCAGAAATGGAAGTTTATAACTTAACTGATATTGAAGATAACTCGAACTTCTTTGTTAATGGAATGTTAGCACATAACTTTAACAACCAAGGTCTACCAATTGGGCAAAAATAATGAAGATGATAATTAAATTAAGATTAGGGAGTAAAATCTAATGCCACAGCAACCTCTAATTGGCATCGCTCAATCGCCAAGCACTTCTAATGTGCAAACTCCGTCTATTGCTAATGGCCAGCAACCTTATACTGGTCAACAACCATTTACATATCAGTCGCCATATATTGCATCTGGTCAGACTCCTTATACTGGTCAGACTCCTTATACTTTCCAGAGTCCTTATATTGCGAATAATCAACAACCTAATATTAGAAATAATCAACAACCTACTATTAAGAATGGTCAGACTCCTTATACTGGTCAACAACCTTATACTTTCCAGAGTCCATACATTGCGAATAATCAAGAACCTAATATAAGGAACAATCAGCAACCCAATATTAGAAGCATACAACAACCTAATATTAGAAACCAACAAGAACCTAATATTAGAGATGCTCAGTCACCTAGTAATGCTCAGCAACCTACAATTAAGAACAAACAAGAACCTAATATAAGAGATTCTCAACAGTCTGCTCAAGAACCAAATATCAGAAACTTTCAGACTCCTTACATTGCTAATGCACAAGGGGCTAGTGCAGCTCAAGAACCTAATATCAGAAATGCACAAACACCTTATATTGCAAACAGACAAAACACTGCAAATGCACAAGAACCTAATATTAGAAACAGACAAACACCTTATATTGCAAACGCACAAACCACTTCAAATGCACAAGAACCAAACATAAGGTCACAACAAGAACCTAATATTCGTTCAGCGCAACAGTCAGCACAAGAACCAAACATAAGGTCACAACAAGAACCTAATATTAGAAACAAACAGCAGAGTGCTCAACAACCTACTATTAAGAATCAACAAGAACCTAATATTAGAGATGCTCAATCACCTAGTAATGCTCAACAACCTAATATTAGGGCAAAACAAGAACCTAATATTCGTTCAGGTCAAACGGTAACGCAAGAACCTAATATTAGAAATGCACAATCTCCGTATATTGCTAATGCACAAAATCCGTTTATTAGAAATGCTCAAGAACCAAACATAAGGTCACAACAAGAACCTAATATTAGAGCTCAACAAGAACCTAATATTAGAAACAGACAAACAACAGCGAACTATCAGAATCCTGTAAATGCTCAGAATCCGTTTATAAGAAATAATCAGACTCCATTTACATATGACCATAGAAGTCCGTTGACATATGACCACAGGTCTCCTTTAACATATGACCATAGAAGTCCGTTTACTTACAGAAATCCTGCAAATAGTCAGACACCTCTTACATATCAACATCAGAGTCCTTCTACATATGCTAGACAAGGTCAAACACCAACGACTTATCAACATAGAAGTCCTTCTACATATGCTAGACAAGGTCAGACACCAACGACTTATCAACATAGGTCACCTAGTACATATGCTAGACAAGGTCAAACACCTGTTATCCGTTGGGATGGTTCATTGTCACAAACATGGCCAGGAACACCTGTTAATTCCTAATCACTAAATATTAGTGTAGAAATTAAGGAACTATATTATGAGCGTAAAATCAGACTCACTCGAGCACACAAAGGAACTTCTCAAAGATTGGGATCCAACAGATAAGAACACACATGTTCAGTTGGGTTCTTTTGATGTATCAAAAGATTATAAAGAAACAGAAGCATATAAATCTTTAAAATGGGTGACAGCGAACAAAACAGGAAAATTAAAACAGGTCAAATGGGGTGATATGACTAAGTTAATCAAGGAACAAAAGTTTCTTGGTTGGAACAAACTACAATCTCATTCATGGGCATATCATTACTTTCTTTCTAAAGGATACACTGCACCACCCGAAAATCCAAAACCAGGAATTGCAGGTATGGATTTTAAAAATTCAAATGATGAATATCAAAAGATAGAAGAATTTACAGGTACTAAGTTAAGCGAACAACAAGATGGTAGTCTTAATGCTGTATATTATCATGGTGCAAAGGCACATTGGTTAGTCGATAGTATCAGAAAAGAAGGTCTATGGAATGCAATTCAAGGTACTGTAGCTACAGCAGGTATGAACTCCAGAGATGAACGAATGTATCAATTATCTATACATCCAGGTTCTGTTCGTTCAGGTGTTTTCGAAACTATGGATGACCCAGACTTAGATTTATGGATATGGGATGACCACGATGCTATACCTCTTCCAGAAACACCCATAGATGAAATGATTGAGGAAATGAAGTCGCAACTTGTAGAAAGAAATGCAGCCCACTACTCAATGTCGTTTTCATTCACTCGTGGATATTTAGAAATACATAGTGACTTATTGAAGATGAACTTCAGAGGAGATGTGACAGACTTCAATAAAAAAGTAAATAAACTTTCTGCTGGCAAACCCTTGACAATCTATGTCGGATATGATAGTAGACACAAAGACATTGCAGAACTAAGTGCTAAATGTCTTAAGAGTAGTATATTATTTGGAGCAGGTCGTGGTGATGTACATGATATATTAGGAGATTGGACTCCTGAGATAAAGTTTCTTGACATATCAAAGATTCCAGAGTATAATAGAGAGTATGCAGCTCAATCAACAGAGTTCACATATAGTAGATTCTTAATTCCTTACTTAGAAAACTATGAAGGATTTAGTATTTTTATTGATGATGATATACTATTCAATGAAAGTATCTTACCAATGTTCTACTACTTAGATTTAGATGATGCAGTTGCATGTGTTCAGTATGATTTTGATACTTATGCTGAAACAAAATTTAACGGTGAAAAGAATGTATCTTATCCTAAAAAACTTTGGTCATCATTAATGATATTTAATAATGGTCATGAAGACTGTAAAAAACTTACACCAGAAGTTATCAATACTGAAAGTGGTAAATATCTACATCAATTTGAATGGACAGATAAGATATCAGAAATACCAGAATGGTATGTTATAACTGAGGGGCATGATACACAGGAAGAAAAGTGGCGTGCTTGTGCTATACATTATACTAGAGGCGGTCCTTGGATTGAAGGTATGGATACTTCTGAAATAGAACACCTAAATATGTATGAAAGATTTAAAAACAAACATCAAAACTAAATTATGGAGTTGTTATGAATATGTTAATTTATTGTGAGAATGGTCATCTCACTATTAGAAAACCAAATGGCCTAGAATGGAGACATGATAATGTCGATAAACCTAATTTGGGGTTTGAGTATGATGTTCTTATCTATGATGACATCGAAGTCAAGATTATGGAATGGAAAGACAATGTTCAGTTTGATGAACAAGAAAAAATTTCATTAACAGATGTTGAGTTAGATGCAATCGAAAACTACATTGAAAATTCTGTTCCACCTTCCGATGTGACATTATCCAATCAATACAGTCAACAAATTAATGATGTTGGTAGAAATTACTTAGACCAACAAATTCAATCTTATGGATTTGAAAGTCTGGTAGATGTTATGGCTGCAGGTAGAGATGGTTCAAATCATCCTTTAAGGTCAGATGCAAGAAGAGTATTGGAATACTATGATGTACTGTGGAACATCTATGTAAATGTTATGAATGATGTAAAATCAACTAGAGAAGATTTACTTCCAGATGTAGAAGAATATATTAATAGATTCCCACCTCCACAAAAAGCATTAATAGAGTAGTTTATGTCCCTAGAAATAGTCAAGGTAGATAAACCTTTTACTATTAAAGACTTTCCTTTAGGAAATAAAGTCTATGTAATCGATGATTACTTAGAGACTTCTATACATCGATGGATTCATCGTAAAACTTCTGAAGGTCCTAGGTGGGCTAAACAAAATCAAGTAAACGCACAACATCCCACAGGTTTACCTCATCATCAACTTTGGGGTGCATCATTCTTTAAAACAGATGATTATGGTAATCCAGAAATGGAATATGGAGAAACAACCGAAAGTGTAGAACACGCTAGATGGTTGAACAGAAGAATATGTACAGACTTTGGTTTTAAATGGAAAAGATTTCAGTATATGGGAACCAATTCTCAAACTCATGGTCAACATGGTACAACTCATTGTGATTGTGATGAACAAGATGAATGGAACCTATCATTTCTATATTACTACAATAAATTCTGGAATCCTGCATGGGGTGGAGATTTAAGATTTTATGATAAAGGTGTTTATCAAGCCGGTTTAGATGGAAGAGAAGAACACATAGAAAAACATTCTATAGGAAGTATAGAGTTTAAACCAAACAGATTGTTAATGTTTGATGGAAGAATACCACATGGTGCAGATGCACCAACAGAACGAGCTCGATATGCAGATAGATGTTCTATCGTACTTAGGGGTGACGAGATAGAACTAGTAGATAAGGAAGAATTATATAATGCCAACGATAGATTTCACTACATTTAACGAAGAGAGTCTTAGAGACTGGAAACCAGTTCTTGCTAAATCGTTAAGTCCTGATTGGTGGAAAAAGATGAAAGTCTTTCAACACGATAGAGGACAGAGAATACAGACTATTCGTGCTTGTCCGGCAATGGATGATTGGTTAAAATCTGGTTGGTATATTCTTGCAAATAGAGATATGGAAGTTGTTTTTGATAACGGCAAAACATATACTCAAGAATTTGGCAAAGAGGTTTCACAATCTCAAGCATCTCCTTCTCATCCTGCAGCTCAGTTTGCACACTCATTCAGTTATTTGGGGGAAGAAGGTCCAATTAAAGATGCATTTAAAATGAGAAATGCTTGGAATATAATAACGCCAAAAGGTTATTCTTGTTTCTATTTAGACCCCTTTTTATTTCAAAACAATCATTTTGCAACATGGCAAGGTGTTATAGATACAGATGACTTTAATATCAATCAAGACAATTCACAAATTATTTTCTATCCTAAAGTTAGTCATTCGTTTGTTATACCAAAAGGAACTCCCCTAGTTCAAGTTATACCTTTTAAAAGAGAAGAATGGGTATCGACTTATCAGTTAAAAGACACTGCTGGATGGCACAAAGATAGAACCGAAGAAAGAGTACAAGAACTTCCTAGCATGGACCAAGTAAACAGAGAGAAGTACGATAAACTATTAAAAGAGAAACCCAACAATATGGGTGCATATAGAAGTGAAGGACATTGGAAACAAAAAGGTAAGAATTTCAAAGAAATGGAACCTCCACCAGAGTGTCCATTTCATAAAGGAGAAATAGATGGCGATTAAATTATTTAGTCCAGCAGTAATTTGTATTAGAGAATGGTTATATAATCCAGAAGACAAAGTGGAAGGATTGACGCCAGAGTATTTTCAAATGTTGAAGGATGAAATGGACGCTATGAGAACTAGAGACCGTGAAGGTAGAAGAAGGTCTAATAAAGGTCTCGGTTGGCAATCAAACGATGGTATCGATAACAATCCCATATTCAATAAGTTGATGAGACAAATTAAAAGAACAGTGACGGAAGAGATTATGGGTTATTGTGGATTTGAAAAAGGAACTGCTCAATGTGTTATGCATAACTCATGGGGAAACATAAACTATCCAGGTGGATATAATGCACCACATTTACATAATGGTTGTACTTATTCTGGTGCATGTTATATTAGGGCAGACGGAGACGAGGGAGATATTAAGTTTATAGAAACAACTAAACACTATGTTGGAATGGCTCTATCTTCACCTAGAATGGAAGAATCTTGGGGTTGGCAACCAAAAACTGGAGACATACTTTTATTTCCTAGTGGCACCATGCATATGGTTGAACCAAACACGACAGATAAAGATAGATATAGTATATCGTTTAATATAGAGATTCAACATCCCGATGGAGAAACTCTTATTGAAGAGAATGGCGAAGAATGGCATAAAGAAAACATGGGTTTAGTGTTCAGAACAGATAGATTTGGTAAGTTGATACAGTAGTCATATTCATAAATAACAATATGGATATAGTCATAGACCCACACTTACTTTGGAATATTGTTCTTACTGTTGTAGTAGTTCCTGTCGGATGGATGATTCGAGGAATCTTTGCTGAACAAAAGAGAATGGATATTCTTATCAATAAAACAAGAGAAGAAATCGCCAAGGATTATGTCACTAGAGAACAGATGGAGAAGTCTTTTCAGAGAATTATCGATTCTATAGAGCGTATAGATGAGAAGATAGATAGACTACAAACAAAAACTTTTTTCCAAGATTAGAATTCATATAAATAGTAGTATAAACAGGAAATACTACTATGGCAACTCCAAACAGTAAAGCAACATTCAAAGAGTACATCAAAAGAAAACTTGGTGCACCTGTTCTGGAAATCAACATCGATGAAGACCAGTTTGATGATAGAATAGACGAAGCACTTCAATACTTCTACAATTATCATTACGATGGAACGATTAAATGTTATCTAAAACATCAGATGACAGGTACCAAAAAACAAACAATGAAGAGTGATGAATCATTCACTGAAAGCGCAGCTGGTACTCACGCATATACAGACGAACAATTCAAACAACAACAAAATTACATTGTTCTTCCAGAGTTTGTTATGGCAGTTATGAACATATTTCCATTCAATGATAAGTCAGCGCTCAACATGTGGGACATTAGATATCAGTTAAGATTAAATGATTTATATAGTATGAACGCTACTAACATGTTGCACTATGAAATGGTTCAACAACAGATTCAAACAATGAATCACATTCTTATTGGTAGAACACCAATCAATTACAATCAACATCAAAACAGATTATACTTACACATGGACTCAAACTTTGTACATGAAGGTGAGTATATTGTTATTGAATGTTATAGAAAGATAGACCCAAATAACTTTACAGATGTATACAATGACATGTGGTTAAAAAAATATGCAACTGCATTATGTAAATATCAGTGGGGAGAGAACTTATCTAAATTCTCAGGTATCGCATTACCAGGTGGTGTGACACTAGATGGACAACAGATGAAACAAGAGGCACAAGAAGAAATAACAAGACTCGAAGAAGAGGCAAGACTAAATCATGACATGTTACCCATGGACATGATGGGCTAATAAATTATGGCAACAAATGTATTTTTTAATCATGCAGTAAATTCTGAACAACATCTCTATGAAGATTTAGTTGTTGAGTCTTTAAGAATGTATGGTCACGAGACAATGTATCTACCTCGACAAGTTATCGAAGAGGATAGTATACTCAATGAAGATGTGCAATCTAAATTTGGTGATGCATACTCAGTTGAAATGTACATTGAGAATACAGATGGTTTCGAAGGCGAAGGCGACCTTATGTCTAAGTTTGGTTTACAGATTAGAGACCAGGCGACCTTTGTTATATCATTAAGAAGTTGGGAAAGATTCATCTCACTAGACTCAAATCTCGCAACATCATTTAGACCAAACGAAGGAGATTTAATCTACTTCCCTCTTAGTGGTTCTATGTTTGAAATTAAATTTGTAGAACATGAAGACCCTTTCTATCAAGTAGGTAAACTGTTTGTATTTAAACTAAGATGTGAACTGTTTGAATACAGTCAAGAAGATTTCGATACTGGAATTGGTGACATAGACTTGATAGAAGATGAACAAGCATACTCATTGAATATGACAATGAACAATGGTAATGCAACAGACTATATTGCGAATGAAACTCTCGCACTCAATGGTACAGTTGTTGCAGAAGTTGTATCTTGGAATCAACCGACAAGTAAACTTCTCGCAAAAGATATCACAACAACACTACAAGTTGGCGATGTATTAAATGGTGCCAATGGCGCAACATTTACTATCTCATCTATAGACGATAGAATGACATTCAACAATGATGCAGCCGCTCAGAACTTAGACTTTGAGAATAAAGATTCATCATACTTAGACTTATCAGAAACAAACCCATTTGGTGAACCATAATGTTCGGTACATATTTTTACAATGAAACTATTAAACGATGCGTATCAGTATTTGGTACAATGTTTAATAACATTCAATTCAAGAAAATCAAATCAGACGGAACAGTCTTATCTTCTCCTATGGTACCAATATCATATGGTCCTAAACAAAAGTTTTTAGATAGAATTGCTGAAGAGGCGAATCTATCAGATAGAAATAGGAGTGCAATATCGTTGCCAAGGATGGCATTTGAATTGACAGGTTTTGAATATGATGTACAGAGACAACAGAACAAACTCATAAGGGCAGTCAAACCTATAATGGAAACAAATGGTAAAAAAGGTTTTCAATACGCACCTGCACCTTACAATCTAAACTTTACATTAACTATTCTAACTAAGAATATGAATGATGCATTGCAAATCGTAGAACAGATACTACCTTACTTTCAACCAGAATATACAGTCACCATGAAGATGGTTGATGATATGGCAGACCATAGAGATGTACCCATAATATTAAACTCAGTATCATTTCAAGATGACTATGAGGGTTCAATGGAAGATAGAAGAGTTATAGAATATACTTTAGACTTTACAATGAAGACATACTTCTTTGGTCCTATCTATACAGGCAATATCATTAAGAATGTTATTGAAAGAACTTATATTGGAGATGGCAATAAAACATTTACATCATCAAATATAGGTGTATCAGGACTTGTTAAAGAAGTTAAACACTATGAACCTGCATTCCAAGAGTTATCAAATGCAGTAAGTGACCTAAACATAATCACCTTCCCTAGTGCAATAAATAGTAAGATAAGTGTAGGAGATGAAGTATTTGGTACCAACTTAGATACCAATCCCACAATAACCACAATTGCAACTAACAGAGAACAAATAACAGTTTCGGCTGCTGTGAACATGACCGATGCTAGTAATAAATTACTCTTTGTTGGTTCAGTCGATGCAGACGATACTTTCGTTGTTGCAGAGAATGTATCTTTCTATGACGATGGTGTCAAAGATGATTACAGTGAAGAAGACAATAGTTAATTATGAATGAAATAGATGAAAATAATAGATAATGCATTAGACCAAAACTACTTTAATGAACTAGTAGATAAATTTACTCATCCAACTTTTCCATATTTTTTAAATACAGTCAATAGAGATGGTGATGAGATACAATTTGTACATGCATTATACTTTGACAATCAACCTCAGAGTGATGCATATGAGTGGATTGAACCATTATTAGATAAATTAAATGTTTGTTCTTTAGTGCGATGTAAACTTAATATGTTGCCAAGAACTGATACAATTATAAAAAATGAATTTCATGTGGACATTGAGACTGCACCAAAAAATTTAAAAACTGCATTGTTATACTTAAATACAAATAATGGATATACTATGCTAAAAGAATCAGATGAAATAGAATGTATTGATAGTGTTGCGAATAGAATATTGATGTTTGATGGACATACACAACACACAGGTACAACCAATACATGTAGTAAAAAATATAGACATGTACTGAATATAGACTATTTCGAGGCAATAACATGAATGATATAGATGAAAAATTAGATGACCTTTTAAATATAGAATCGGACATCAAAGAAGAAACAAAGATAGTTAAACTTCCTTCTCGACATGAGAACATGGAAACAGATTACAAATACGCTAGAGAAAATCTGTATGGACTCGTAGAAAGAGGACAAGATGCAATCGAAGGCATACTACAATTATCAAAAGAAACAGAACACCCTCGTGCATACGAAGTTGCAGGTCAGTTAATTAAAACAGTAGGTGAAACAGCAGAGAAACTTATAGATTTACAGAGTAAATTGAAGAAGTTAGAGGGCGAAGAACAACAGAAGATAGGACAACAACACAATCATTTGTATGTTGGGTCAACTTCTGAATTACAAAAGTTCCTTAAGAAGAACAAAGACTAAAATATGGTTCAAGCGAAGAACGAAGGTTACTTAGGTAACAATTTAATCAAAAGAGCAGGTGTAGAAACAAAGTATACACCAGAAGAGATAGCAGAATATCAAAAATGTTCTGAGGATCCTTGCCACTTTATACAAAATTATTGTCAGATTATATCACTAGATGAAGGTCTAGTACCGTTTAAACTTCGTGGATATCAAGATAAACTCATAAATCATTTTAATGACAATAGATTCAGTGTCATTCTTGCCGCCAGACAGAGTGGTAAATCAATTACATCATGTGCATATCTTTTATGGTATCTATTGTTCACTCCAGAAGTCACCACAGCGATTCTGGCGAACAAAGGTGCGATTGCCAGAGAGATGGTGTCTCGTATTGTAACCATGTTGGAGACCGTGCCATTCTTCTTACAACCAGGCGTAAAGATTCTAAACAAAGGAAACATCGAGTTCGGCAATGATAGTAAACTGGTCGCAGCTGCCACATCTTCATCGTCCATTCGTGGTATGTCAATTAACATGTTGTACCTTGATGAGTTTGCTTTCGTAGAAGATGCAGAGACATTTTATACTGCTACATATCCTGTTGTCACATCTGGTAAAGATTCAAAAGTTATTATCACATCTACTGCAAATGGTGTGGGTAATATGTTTCATAAGATATACGAAAGTGCTATACATGACCAATCAGAGTATAAATCATTCACTATTGGTTGGCAAGATGTGCCAGGTCGTGATGAAGAGTGGAAGAAACAGACTATTGCAAACACCTCAGAGGCACAGTTTGAACAAGAATATGGCAACAGTTTCTTAGGTACTGGTAATACTCTTATCAATGCAGATACATTATTGGGTATGAGAGCAGTAGATGGCGAATGGAAAAAAGATGGTTTAATAGTATATGATACGCCAAAACAAGACCATAACTATGTTGTAACCGTTGATGTATCACAAGGTAGAGGGTTCGACTATTCTACTTTTAGTATCTTTGATGTGTCTCAAAGACCATTTAAACAGGTTTGTACATACAGAGATAACATGATTAGCCCCATGCTGTTTCCGGATTTAATAAATAAGTACTGTAGTAGATATAATGAAGCACTTGTAATAATAGAAAACAATGCAGAGGGTTCAATGGTCGCTACACAATTGCACTATGACATAGAATATCCAAATGTCTTTGTGCAAGGTATGACACATGCGAAAGACATTGGTATCACAATGTCTAGAAAGATTAAGAGAGTTGGTTGTTCCACTTTAAAGGAACTACTAGAAGAAAACAGACTATCTGTAGTAGATAGAGCAACGATTACAGAACTTATGACATTTGTTAATAAAGGTTCTTCATTCGAGGCAGACAGAGGTTATCATGACGACATGGTAATGAATTGTGTACTCTTTGCGTGGTTTGTAACCACAGAGTTCTTCACACACTTAACAGACACCGCTGTTAAAGATTTATTATATTCTGAACAACAGAAAATGATAGAGGATGACATGTTACCAGCGGGAGTATTTGGGGACCAAGGCGAAGTCGAATCATTTGTTGACGCTAGTGGCGACAGATGGTACTCTAAGGGTTCTTAGATATTATAAATATATAAATAAAAGTGTAAACAACTTTTACAATGTAAAAATACATTAACAGGAGAAAAGTATGGCATTTCAAGTTTCACCAGGCGTTCAGGTCAAAGAGATTGACTTATCGAATGTTGTTCCAGCAGTATCCTCAACAAGAGGTGGATTCGCTGGCGTATTCCAATGGGGACCTGTTGATGAAGTAAAAACAGTTTCAGATGGACAACAACTAGTTGAAGAATTCTACAAACCAGCAGACAATAACGCCTCTGTTGAAGACTTCTACACTGCCGAGTCTTTCTTGAGATATGGTTCTTCATTATCAGTAGTTAGAATTTCTAACACTGGTTTATTCAACGCAAACCAAACAGGAAACTCAGCAACATTATTAAAAAATTCAGACGACTATGTAAACACCTATAAATCAGGTGGGGCAGCAGGTACAGTCGGTAAGTGGGTTGCAAGACACGCTGGGGCTTTAGGTAATTCTATTAAAGTTCACATGTGTGCTTCTTCAAACGCATATTTCAATGACGCTGCTACCGCAGTCAACAATGGGTCAGGCTACGCAATTGGAGCAACATCAGTTGTAGTAGATTCAGGCGCCGCTGTTATAATTGGCGACATCATTAAGTTCGCAAATCACACGACTCATTATCAAGTAGTTGGTATTTCAACAAACACATTGACATTTAAGGCATTAAATCAACCAGAAGGTACTGGTCTTACAAGTGCTGTTGTTGATGATGAATCAGTTGATAGATATTGGGAACATTACGCATTATTCGACAAAGCACCAGGAACATCAGCAGGGGCCACATTAGTTGGCGCAGTAAATGATGAGATTCACCTTGTTGTTGAAGATGAAGATGGTCTATTCACAGGCACTAAAGGCGCTGTGTTAGAGTCATTCTCATTCGTATCACTAGGGTCAGATGCAAAGAATTCTACAGGTAATTCAAACTACTACAAAGATGTAATCGAAAGAGAATCAAAGTATGTTTGGTGGTCAGGTCACTCAACTGCAACAGACTTAACAGTCGCAGAAAACAGAACATTACAGGCTGCAGTCGGTAATGTCTTCACAAGACCTGCTCTTCCTGAAATCTCATCACTAACAGGTGGTGCAGATGGTCGTGCAAACCCAACAGTTGGTCAAAAGACCGATGCATGGGACAAACATTTCTCAGATGCAGAAACAATAGATATGGCTTTCTTAGTCGTTGGGTCAACATCCAGTGACGCTGGGGGTGGTTCAGAGGGTGCTCAAGATACTCTTGCAGACCACAATTCACTAGTAAACAGTGCAATACAGATTGCAGAAAATAGAAAAGACTGTTTAGTAGTTGCATCTCCAAGAAGAGCCTCAGTAGTTGGCGTATCAAGTGAGTCAACACAATCAACAAATGTTAAGGCAGATTACGCATCATGCACATCTAGTTCTTACGCAGTATTCGACAGTGGTTGGACTTATCAATACGAGAAGTACAATGACAAATATTGTTGGGTACCTGCATGTGGACACACTGCTGGAATTATGGCAAGAAGTGACTTACTTCAAGACCCATGGTTCTCGCCTGCTGGGTTCTCAAGAGGACAATACTTAGGTATCACTAAACTTGCTTTCAATCCGAAACAGTCAAGTAGAGATGACCTATATCGTGCAAGAATTAATCCAGTAGTTACCTTCCCAGGACAGGGAACAGTACTATTTGGAGATAAGACTGCATTAACATCACCTTCCGCATTTGATAGAATAAATGTAAGAAGACTATTCATCACTTTAGAAAAGGCAATTTCAACTGCTGCTAAGGCTCAATTGTTTGAATTCAACGATTCATTCACAAGGGCTCAATTTAGGGCTGCTGTAGAACCTTTCTTAAGAGATGTTAAAAACAGAAGAGGATTAGTAGATTTCTCAGTCGTTTGTGACGAAACAAACAATACAGACGCTGTACAAGATAGAAACGAATTTGTATGTTCTATCTTCTTGAAACCTTCTAAATCAATTAACTACATAACTTTAAACTTTGTTGCTGCTAGAAGTGGTGTTCAGTTTGAAGAAATTTACGGCGCAGTATAAGGAGTAATTAGATGGCAAGTATAGACCAATTCAAAGCACAACTTCTAGGTGGTGGCCCAAGAGCTAACCGTTTTAGAGTTTTTATACCTAGAACAGGTAATAAGATTGAATTCTTATGTCAATCAGCACAGATTCCTGCTGCTACATTAGGTGTTGTTGAACAACAGTTCAGAGGACATGTTTTAAAACTCGCAGGAGATAGAACATTCGAACCTTGGACCGTGACAATTATTAATGATGTAGAATTCTCAGCAAGAACTGCACTAGAAGGATGGCAAACAGACATTCAAGACTTAGACAGTGGTGAAGGACAAACAAACCTTGACTACTTAGTAGACAGAGCATTTGTTGAACAATTAAACAAAGATGATTCCGTCCTTGCGAGATACGAATTCTTTAACATGTTTCCAACTAGTATTGGTGCGATTGACTTATCTTATGAGACAGTTGACACATTGGAGACATTTGATGTTGAATTCCAGTATTCGCATTGGGAAAGAGTCCTTTAAAAATAAAGTGAAAATAGCACCATTTAGGGTGTTATAAATATAATTATGGATATTTTTGGGTTTGAAATAAATCGTAAGGGGTTGAAAGACGAATTACGAGATGTAGATATACAGAAGAAGTCAGCGACTTCTTTTGTAGCACCGGCCGAGGATGATGGAACTCCCATTGTTCAACAGTCGCCAGGTGGTTTCATATCAGGTGGGGCATATGGTTCCTATGTTGATATGGAAGGAGGTATCAAGAATGAGGTCGCACTCATTAGAAGATACAGAGAGACATCTCTTGTGCCAGAATGTGATATTGCTATCGAAGATATAGTAAATGAATGTATAGTTTCAGATACCCAAGATAGAGTAGTCTCATTAGATTTAAGAGATGTAGAATTGTCCGACAGCATCAAACAAAAGATGCACGAAGAATTCAAGGTGATTCTAACCTTGATGAAATTCCATCAAAATTCACATGAACTATTCCGTAAATGGTATGTTGATGGTCGTATTTACTTTCATAAGATTGTAGATTCTAAAAGACCACAACAAGGCATGGTTGACATTAGAAATGTTGACCCATTAAAGATTAAGAAAGTTCGTAATGTTGAAAAAGAAAAAGACACTAAAACGAAAATAGATATAATCAAAAAAGTTGAAGAATTCTATATGTTTAACGACAAAGGATTCGACAAAGGTGTCGCAAATGAAGGCGCCACAGTTAAGATTGCACCAGAGGCAGTAAGTTATACTACTTCTGGTATGTTAGATTACACAAAGAATGTTGTAATCGGATATTTGCATAAGGCATTGAAGACTGCAAATCAGTTATCAATGATGGAAGATGCACTTGTTATTTACAGAATATCAAGGGCACCAGAAAGAAGAATCTTCTATATTGATGTTGGTAATTTACCTAAAGTAAAGGCAGAACAATACCTTGCAGATACAATGAACAAGTATAGAAATAAACTTGTTTACAATGCAGACACAGGCGAAATCAAAGATGATAGACGCCACATGTCAATGTTAGAAGACTTTTGGTTACCAAGAAGAGAAGGTGGTAGAGGAACAGAGATTACTACACTACCAGGTGGTCAGAACCTTGCAGAGATAGAAGATATAGAATACTTTAAAAAGAAACTATATCGTTCTCTCAATGTACCTACATCTAGACTTGAAGCAGATAATGGTTTCAACATGGGTAGGGCATCAGAAATTAGTAGAGATGAACTTAAATTTAATAAGTTCACTAAGAGACTACAAACTAAGTTTGCAAGACTCTTTACTGATTTACTTAGAACTCAAATGGTTCTAAAAAATATTGTATCAGGCGCTGAGTTTGATGCAATGAAAGATTTTATACATTATGATTTTGCAACAGACAATCACTTCCAAGAGTTAAAAGAGGGAGAGATTATCAGAGAAAGATTAGATATTCTTTCACAGGCAGAATCATTTATTGGTAAGTATTTTTCAGACGATTATGTCAGAAAACATATACTTCGTTTCTCAGAAGATGATATCGCTAGAATACAAGGCGAAATAGATTCAGAGGGACATAGTGAAGAAGGAGAAGACTTTTAATGTCAGAAATAGCAAAAAACATAGTGGACCAAATAGAGTCCGGTAAATTACAAGATGCTCAAGATTCTATTTTCAAGGGTATCAAACAAAAGGCTGCTGACCAGGTCGACATGAAAAGAGTCGAAATGTCAGTTGATTGGATGAATGGCGAAAACTTGGGACCAGATAACAACGATTCTTAATGAGGCGAAGTTTAAACTTCCGTCAGGACAGAAAGAAGTTAAGAAGTCTACTGAAAAAGTAGGCAGTAAAACACTGGACATAAGATTCGGCGAAGATAAACGAGGCAAGATTCATGTTTATGTTAATACAGTCTCAATGGGAGACCCATACAGAAACATGAAAGAAGCTGAAAAAGAGATGAAGAATATTAAAATGGTAATGAAACAAATGAATGAAGAAGACATCTCATTAGAAGAAATTTTAGGAGTTATAAATGAAACTAATATCTGAATTTGTTGATTACGCAATTGAACCAGTAATCGTAGAAGAAAACGAAAAGGGCGAGAAAGATTACTTCATCGAAGGTGTATTCATGCAGGCCGACATTAAAAACAGAAACGGCAGAGTTTATCCTAAAGAAGTAATGAAAAAAGAAGTAGACCGCTACTGTAAAGAGTTCGTTGAGAAAGGACGAGCATTTGGTGAGTTAGGACATCCTGACGGACCAACAATCAATTTAGACAAAGTATCTCACATGATAACAAAATTAGAAGAAGATGGTTCTAATTTCATGGGAAGAGCAAAAATTTTAAGCACCCCAAACGGTCAAATCGTAAGAAATTTGATTAATGATGGTGCAAAACTTGGCGTATCATCAAGAGGTTTGGGTTCGCTCGAACAAAGAGGTGGTGCCCAATATGTTAAAGGCGATTTTCAACTTGCAACCGCAGCTGATATCGTTGCAGACCCCTCCGCACCAGAAGCCTTCGTTGAAGGAATCATGGAAGGTGTAGAATGGGTCTATGAATCTGGTGTACTGAAAGCACAAGACATCGAAGTTATGCAGAACAAATTAAGGACTGCAAAGATGAATAAACTTGAAGAAACCAAATTAAACATGTGGAAAAAGTTCGTAGAGAACCTATAATATATAAATAAAAGAGTTAAGCTAAAACTCAAACAGGAGAAAAAAATGGCAGATTTAGAAAAAAACCTAGAACAGGCAATCGCAGAGGCTATGCAGCCGAATTCGAAAGCCGAAAAAGGTGACTCAAAACCTGTTAAGCAAGGTTCATCCGATGCCGCCAAAATAGATGGTGGTAAGGCTGAAGTCGTCAAACCAGAAGAAAATCCTGTTGACAAAGCAGTTGCATCAGTTAAGAGCGCAGAGAAAGGAACCAAAGAAGTTAGTGGTGATCCACAACAGAAAGGCGAATCTCCTGCCGAGAAGCAACCTAAGTTGAAGAATGTTAAAGAAGAAGAAGTTTCCGAATCAGAGAAACCTTCTAAGATGCAAACTATCAAGGCTATGGTCAACGCTATGAAGGATATGAGTAAATCAGATTTATCAGCAATGTATTCAGAAATGAAGAAAGTTGACGATGAAGATGAAGACGAAGACTCAAAGAAGGTTGACGAATCCTTGACTAAAGCAGAGATTGCGAGAAACATCGTAGAATTCTTAAAGAGTTCAGACGAAGAAACAGTCGAAGAAACTTACAATTCAATTATTGAAGCTAAGACTAAAGAAGAGAAAGAAGACGAAAAAGATGATGAAGATGAAGATGATGAGGAAGAAGTAAAAGAATCCTCAGAAATTGATTCAGACCTCGTTGAAATGGAGATAGAGGACGACCTATCAAAAATTTCAGAAGCTCTAGACTTATCAGAAGAAAATTCTGAAAAGGCAAGAACTATCTTTAAGGCTGCTGTCACTTCAAAAGTTGCAGAAATAAAAGAAGAGTTAGAAACAACTTATTCAGAAAATTTAAAAACCTCAGTAGAAACTGTCAAAGGCGACCTAACAGAAGCAGTTGATAAGTATCTATCGTATTGTGCAGAAGAGTGGACGAAAGAAAACGAACTTGCAATTGAGAGAGGTTTGAGGTCAGAAATGACAGAAAACTTCATCGAAGGTATGAAAGCATTGTTCGTAGAACATTATGTTGAAGTGCCTGAAGATAAGTACAATGTTATTGATGAACTCGCAAATCGTCTTGATGAGATGGAAGAGAAACTAGACAACGAAGTATCTAAAAATATGGAAGTTGTTGCAGAGAACGACCAACTCAAAAGAGGCACCGTGATTTCAGAGGCCTGTAAAGACCTATCTGAATCACAAACAGAGAAGATGGTTTCTCTTGCAGAAGGTGTAGATTTCGTTAGTGCTGAAGACTTTAGTGATAAAGTTGAAGAACTAAAGAACGCTTACTTTCCAAAAGAAGAAAACATCGCAGAAGAAACTGTAGTAGAAGAAGGAACTGGTGATTTCTCAGAAGAGAATGAAGTCAGACTTGACCCTGCAATGAATCAGTACGCTTCTGCTATTAGTAAACTTAAACCTTTGGGATAAACCCTAAGGTTATTTAAAGGAAATAAAAATGTTTTTATCAGAAAACTTACAAGAAAAGTGGAGCCCTATTCTAGAGCACTCCGATTTGCCAAAAATCGAAGACAACTACAAAAGAGCAGTCACAGCAGTAATTCTTGAAAACCAAGAGAAAGCCCTAAACGAAGATAGAGCTACTCTTTCAGAAGCTGCACCTTTAAATGCTACTGGTTCTGCCATTTCTAACTGGGATCCAATCCTAATTAGTTTAGTGCGTAGAGCTATGCCAAATCTCGTTGCTTACGACATTTGCGGTGTTCAACCGATGACTGGTCCTACAGGACTTATCTTCGCTATGAAAGCAAGATATCAAGATTACCCAACTGGTAGTACTAGACTAAACCAAACAGAAGCTATGGGCGTAAAAGAAGTACAAGATGCTTCACACGACCATGGAAGAGTTCAAGGTGAGTCTGGACTATATGCAGATAGAGAGGGTGATCCATTTGCCGGTTCAAATGCATATAAAAATGCAACTCCAACTGGTATGGACACAGATAAAGCTGAAGCATTAGGCGATGCAACTACAAATGAATTCGCTGAAATGTCTTTCACAATTGAGAAATCAACAGTGACAGCTGTATCCAGAGCATTAAAAGCAGAATACACTCTAGAACTTGCACAAGACTTAAAAGCTATCCACGGTCTTGACGCTGAGTCTGAGTTAGCAAACATCTTATCTTCTGAAATCCTTGCTGAAATCAACAGGGAAGTAGTAAGAAGTGTAAATGTACAAGCAAAAACTGGTGCTGAAGGCACTGCATCTGCTGGTACATTCAACTTAGATGTTGACGCTAACGGAAGATGGTCAGTTGAAAAGTTCAAAGGTTTATTATTCCAAATCGAAAGAGAATCAAACAAGATTGCAAAAGAAACAAGAAGAGGTAAAGGTAACTTTATTCTATGTTCTAGTGATGTTGCATCTGCTCTTTCAATGGCAGGCGTATTAGATTACGCTCCAGCACTTTCAACTTCTTTAAATGTTGACGATACTGGCAATACATTTGCTGGTCTTCTAAACGGAAGAGTTAAAGTATACATCGACCCATATGCTGGGTCAGACTACATGACAGTAGGTTATAGAGGAAGTAACCCTTATGACGCTGGTATGTTCTATTGTCCGTATGTTCCATTACAAATGGTTCGTGCAGTTGGCGAGAACACATTCCAACCGAAAATTGGTTTCAAAACACGATACGGTATGGTTGCAAATCCATTCGTAGGTGCTACTCCTTCAGACGCTTTGTCAAGTACTGCTGGTGTAAACCAATACTACAGAAAGATTGCAGTTTCAAATATCCTGTAAACTTAGTAGTTTCGATTTTAATCGAATTAAAAAGGGTCTTTCGAGACCCTTTTTTTTAAGCGCACTAAATACTATTGTATCATAAAGATACAGTCATAAACACACACACACGGAGGAAAATATGGCAAATCAAGGAAAGAGCGGTTATGAAATAAGAGCCGATTTACTAAGTATGGCGCAATCCATACTAATCGAAAACTTACAAAGGAAGATTGATGCGGTTTACTCGCACAACGATAATCATCCAGATGATAAGAAACCTTTACCAACAAAATCAATCGATGCACAGGAGATAATTTCTGTTGCAAGTGAATTGAATGAGTTTGTAAACGAGAAGTAAACTTTTGGGGACTTCGGTCCCCTTTTCGCATAAATAGTATTATGGGTATAAAAACAGATATAAACAAGTCAATACTAAACAGAAATAACTTTAGACTACTCATAGATAAAGTTCCTACTGTAGAGTATTATGTTAGAACAGTAAACATACCAGGTGTTCAATTTGGCGAAACTGTTCAATCAGCAGGTGTTGGTCTAGATGCTTTCTTTCCAGGAGATAAGGCATCATTTGATACATTAGAAGTATCATTCATTGTTGACGAAGACTTAGAGAACTTCTCAGAGATATACAATTGGATAGACTCTATAGTTCCTTTGAATGACCCAGCATTGTATGGCACATACACTGATACTGCTGTGAATAGAACTAACATACTTGCATCTATCGACAATGATAGAAATCAATACTCAGATATCACATTAGTGATAAACACAAACAAAAATGTACCCAACAGGTACATAAGATTCCATGATGCATTTCCTGTATCATTGGGGTCAATTGAATTAGAATCTGGTGCAGATGCCGAACCGGCAATAGTATCTGTATCGTTTAGATTCTCGTATTACGAAATTAAAACCACCTCGTAATTTTACACCATATGGTGTATAATGGTATATTATGAATTTAGAACAATTGAAAGAACAATGGGTGAAGGATTGTGAGATAGATGATATCGAATTAGATACAGCATCTTTACATGTTCCCAAACTACACGCAAAGTATTCCGACTTATTAACAAGTAAAATCTTACTGTTAAAGAAATACAACCAAGACTACAATCAACTACTTAAGTATAAGTGGATGTGGTTCAATGGAAAACTTGACGATGATAAGATACAAGAACTTGGTTGGCAAACAGACCCATTCGATGGTCTTAAAATAATGAAGAACGATTTCAATTACTTTTTTAACGCTGATGAAGATTTAGTTAAACTTAAGGCAAAGATTGATTACTTAGAAGTGACTGTAGACTTTATAAAAAGATGCATGGATAATATCACTTGGAGACATCAAACTATTAAGAATACAATCGAGTGGCGTAAATTTATGGCAGGTCAATAATGAATCTAAGAAACTATGCAATGATATATCCTAGTTATTTCACTGAACATGAGTGCGATAGAATAGTTCAATTTGCAAATAGATATGAAGAAGTCATTGGCGGTGTAGGTCAAAGAACAGACGATTTAGATGCGCCAGATGTACAAGAACAAGGCACGATTGATGAT